CGCGCCAGAGTTCAGCGACTGGATGCAAAACGGCAGCGCAGTGGTCGAGAACGGCTGAGCGTTGCCCGTTGGGAGCTCAATGCTTGCAAACAATTCATCATCGCGCCAAAACTCCACCTCCGCGTCTGCGATTGAAATCGTGTACTTGGACGAAGCACCGGCTGCCTTGTTGGCAATCGGCGTGCTTGGGGTCTTGGACCCGGAGTAGTCAATCACACCAGAAGTGCCGGCGCTGGTGATCTTGATATAAGCACCGTCAGCCGGGCCGGCGGTCGCTGACACACCAGAGAACAAGCCGATGTAGATTTCCTGATTGGCCTGCACCGTGTTGTCCAGCACCAATTCAAACTGGGCATAGGTTTGGCTTGCCAGGATGAACGGGAAGTGCCGCCAGGTCTGCAAGTAGCAGCCGGTCGTTGTCGTGGCCGTCAGGTTGTTGTTTGTGACCAGGAAACCCGACGATTGCACCATCGTCTGAGTGGTGAAAACGTGTTTCCAGTTGGCAGTGTTCTGCGTCGTGGCGTTGAACGAATCCTGAAACAGGATGGTATCGACGCCCACCCGCAATCTGAAATCGTCCGATGTCTCAGGGCTCAGAAGATACGGCGTGCCGGTGATTGCGCCCGCGTCGTTCTCACTCATCATCCGCACGGCGCCAACTCGCGCCGGGGTCGTAGCGTCAGGCAGTGCCACCTGCAGGTCGTAATTGCTGGTGACGTTCGCTTTGCCTGCGGTACTGCTGCCGGTGTCAATGACTGCCATTTAGGCCCCTACTGAGTATTGGACTTTGCGCGGGCCGACGATTGGCCCAGGCGTGAAAACAGCGTAACAAGTCGCTGACCCTGCGCCAGGATTGGCCGCAAACGTCGCACCGTCCCACTCCCAATCGTCCGCCGTGCGGCCTGATGCAGCTTTGCCGCAGGGCAAGACTTGAACCTTGGATGTGGCAGAAATACCACCGTCGGTGATGGCGAAAGATGCCGTATAGACTGGCTTGGTTCCGAAGTCCACTTCCACTTCTGTCCATGTCACTCCGGACGCCGCAGCCGCAGGCAATTGGACGACAGGCGGCAGCGACCGAAGCTCATCCGTCAGCGCGGCAACAGTGGCTTTGAGTTCTTCAATGCCGGCGTCGGCGTACTCCGACAGCAACAGTTCATCATTGCTCGGGGCAATCGCGCCACCACCCCGTAACCACAGCTCGCGCAAGAACACGTTGCCCGCAAACGTCAGCCGGCCATCAGGCGAGACAAACGGGCCGTTAACTGCGGAGTATTGCGGGATCGGCATTACCCGGCCTCCCCTGCAATGATCGAAAACGGCACATTGTCAGTGAAGTCAACGCGCCATACCCTATCACGCGCAGCGCCCAGCCTTTCCCACTTGACCCGGCTCAGGTACTCGCCAGCCAGGCCCGCAGAACGGGCCACAGGGTTCCCGTAGGTGAACCCACCATTGTCAGACCATGACAGATTGACTGTCGCGGTAACGCCCTGCCCGGCCAAGCCCGTGGAGCAATCCAGAACGAAGTCTCGGTAATACACCCGGTCGCGTTGAGGGGTAACGTCATTCGGGCTGATCCGCGTCCGCTTGAGAGTCGCGCCGTTGATGGTGTTGACCGTGGCATCCATGCGGTACACGTTGCCGCTTGCGTCGCCCACCAGGTGCAGCCCAAGTGCGAATGCGTGGCAGGTCGCCAGGTGCGCCTCAAACTCGCCCGATCCGTCCAGGTCGCAGCGCTCATGCCATGCGCCTGTAGCCACCTCGTAGACCCATGTGGACGTAAGCCCCGGGGCATTGACGCAGTAGAAAGATTGGCCGTTGCTCTGATAGACGTAGGCCACCGCATCAGAAAGGCTGCTGGAAGCCTGCAAAGCCTCTTCTACCGCGATGGTGCTGACGCGCTGCGCCTGATACCCGTTTGAGCGGTAAACGATGCCTGAGCCGTTCTTGTCGCGGCCAATCCAGAAAATGCTGTTGTCCAGCTTCTGAGCACTGAAAGTGGCAATACAGCCAATCTCAAGCGATGCGCCCTGATTGCGGGCAAACGGGAAGTCAACGCCCCCAGAGTCGAACCATACCTCGGTGGTCAGCTCGCCCAGGAACCAGATTTCCCGCTGATTTTGAAGGTGCGCCACGATGGCGTCCGGCGTGCCCTCCGCGCTGGCAAAGTCCAGGGCATCCAAGTTCGATGCGTCGTCGATTGCGCTGATGTAGAACGTCTGGGTTCCAGGGTCTGCAAAGACAAAGTACCCATCAAGGTAGGCGACTCGGTCCGAACCAAGCCATCCAATCGACGTAATCAGCCCGAGCGTATTTGCCCCAAGGTTGAATACGTAACCATTTGGACCGTCCACGATCACTAGCTGGGTCGTGCCCCACGCAAAATCCACTGGGCCTGTGGAAGTGCTGAGCGATCCGCGATTGGTTGCCGTCCCGGCGTTGTTGAGTTCGTACAGCGTAGACCCTGCCACCACAAAGCACCGGTTTGCAGCTTCGAACATGCCGCGCACTTCTGCGCCCAGGGCCGAAAACAGCACAAGGCCAGGCACAGATTGCATGATGAACTGCGCCTTGCTCACCGTCTCCATGCCCGTCAGGTACAGATTGACGGAGCGCTGAACGCTGGCCTTGCGGGTTGCCAAGGCGTACGATGGGCCGACGAATGGCAGCATGTCAATACTTGCGGAAAAACGGCTTGTAAATGATGGCCGTCACCGTGCCAGCCCCCACAGACGTAAGCGCAAGTTTCCAATTCGGGATGTTCGTCACAAACCCGTTGGAGCTTCCCGAGCAAAGCGCACCCTTCGGCGTGCACAGCAGGCCCTCAACACGGCCCGTCACCGACTGAGTGACGCCGTTCATGAGTTGGGTGCCCAGGTCATTGAGCCTGACCGTGAAAGACGGGGCATCGGCAAGATTGGCCAAGATATCCATGTTGATCTGCTTGACGTTGGCCGAACTCTCAGTGGCCACATACCCACCTGACACCACAACGTCAGACGCAACAAAGCTGGGCGCCGTGGCCCGCTGAATGGTCAGCGATTGATCGGCAGCGGTGGCCGTGAAGTCCACCTGCCAGCAGTATTCAGAAGCCCACACGCGGATCCATGATCCAGCAGCCAAGTCGGTTGCAAACGTGCCGGATGTGTGAGCCACCTGGCACAGGTAGGCCCCGCCGGAGTTCGTCACACCATCGCCAACCGCGTAGGCCGTGGATGTCACCCAGTTTCCGCGCTGGCGGGCTGCCTCTGGCACATACCAGGGAAACGTGCTTGTGACGGCAACCGCCGAAATGACTCGCCAGCCGCTTGGGATGGTCCCGGTCAGCGCACCAGCAGGCACGGTGCCCCCGGTCTGAGTCACGAAGTCGGTATTTGTCAGTTGCTCGGTGCCGCCCAAGTCGATGGTCTTGCGGCCCGCGATGATCTGGCTGAACCCGGCCCAGGTCAGCGCATTGAGAAGGCTTGGGAGCGTGACGCCTGCAATCAGGTAGGCCCCGAGTTTCGACGGATGCGTGCCGCCAGCAGTGAATAAGCCGGATTCGGCAACGCTGTTGGCAATTGGGGATGCTTCGGCTTGCGCCGTGTCTTGGTAGGCCCTGGCGCCGTCAGCAACAAACACCCAGGGGTAGGTCTGCGGCAATGCCTTGATGAGTGCGTTCAGCTTGCGCCAATAGGGAGACTGCCCGGATTGCGGCCAGCCGGTGGTGTCACGCGGCGGGAAGGTGATGATGCGCAGCGCTTTGTTGGCCGCCCCGACGTAGGCCACCATCAGCACGATATCGGCAAAGTCAGAGACGGCGCCGGCCACACCGAGTGCTGAAGTGGTGTACGAAGCGCTGACGTTGTTCATGCCGCACATCACCGACACCACGTCATACGATGTCAGGTCGGTCAACAGCAGTCGCGCCCTGATTTGCTGAATGGTGTTGCCGCTGACGCCGTTGTTCCGGTAGCTGTAGACGCCACCGGACAAGATGCGCTCCCATGCCGTATAACCAACGTCTTGATAGCCGCCAGAGATATTGCCAGTGGGCAGCGTCGAGGGGAAGGTGTTGCCAGTGGCAGGGAAACCACCTGGGACCGGGTTTGTGGCGGTTGTTTCCGCCCGGGCAGTGATGCTGTCACCCTCGTACAAAACAACGGGGCTGCGCGTTGTGCTGACGCGGTTTACGGAGCCAGACGCCAGGGCTTGTGTAAACGAAACGCTATCTCGAAGTGCCTGTTGCTCCGTGGGCGTCAAAGGGATAAATACAGCCCCTGGATTGCTTGTGTAAACAGCCCGGCCCTGAGCCACAAGCGCGGCCTCGGTTGCGTTGTCCAGATCGACCGATGCGCCACCAGCAAAAGCGGCATAAGGGGCGTTAAGCGTGATTGTCATTCAATACCCCGCCAAGAATGCAGCAATGCCAGAAGGTGGGCCAACCAGCGCCGGGTCATATTCGGCAACCACTGAAACATGGTTTGCCCGCTTGATGTCAGCTTTGCTCGTCTTGGCCATTTCGACCAGCGACGGGCTGGGCTCACGCCCGTACTCAGGGCACAACTCACAGGCCAGCGCAGCCCGTAGAGCCTTGCGGTAGCCGGGCGGGAAGCTCAGCACCGTAGCCAGGGTCAGATCTGAGATAACGCGGTCCACGCTGATCGACAGTTGAAGCGCTTCACTCGGTGTTGGCCAAAATGTCAGCATACCGAGCGGGAACTCGTTCACGTACAAGAAGAAGCGCGGCAGTTGCTGGCTCATCGTCTTGTTGGTGATGAGGTTGTATTCGTCTTGGTTCACCTCGGTGATCGGGAACGAAACCCCCGAATAGACGCAATACATGCTGTTGATCTGCGTAGGCCGATCAATCGCAAAGTTGCCGCCAGACCCTACGGTATAGGTTGCCTGCCCAGCGACAAACGTCACCACATCGTTTGACGTGGCGTACAGGACAAGGCTGTCGGTATTCCACCCGCTCAGAATATCGTTCAGCGTCTCAAGCCCTTGTGTGGCCTGATCCCCCGATGGGGTTTGCCCCTCGCCCAGGATGTTGGCAAGGCGCATCGACGATGCAATCAACTCAAGCGCGGTAGTCATCGACAGCCCTTAGAAAGAATGGGGCCAGCCATGCGCCCCGGGGTCATCAGACCGTGTACAACTGGCAGACGCAGCCCACCGCAGTGGTGAAGGTCGTGGGCACGGTGATCGACGCAGGCACAGTGCCGAAGGTGCCGGTCGATGAGGTGGTCAGCACGTTCACGCCGTTGGCCGTCACGAACTTGTTCGACGTTGCCGTGGTGCCGTTGGATTGCACGCCGCAGAAGTAGCGGCCAGGCGCCAAAGTCACCGGGGCCAGGAAGTCCCGGCTTTGGAACGTGCTGGCGCCAGCGCTCAAGGTGCCTGCAACTGCCGAGTTTGCCAACAGCGCACCGCTGGAGCTGTACAGCGCCACCAGCATGTTGTCCGTGCCAACAACGGTGCCGTTCAGGACCGCCAGGCCCTTCCAGGTGTTCCAGTGCGGCACGAAGATTTCGCTAATGTTCAGCGTGCCGGCGACGTGGACCGACGAAGTGCCCGCAGCCGTCAAGGCCGTGTTCCCAAGCGGCATGTTCGGCAGGATGGACGGGCCGTAGGTGCCCAGGATCGGCGCGGAAGCAAACTGGTTGAGCCAAGCGCTCACCCCAGGAGCCGCCGCCGGGCTGATCGCCGTTGCCGAGGTGTACACGGCAAGGCCTTGGGCCACCAACGCGGCCTCGGTTGCAGGGTCAGTGCTGATGGTCGCACCAGACGCAAAGCCCGCATAGGGGCGCGAGAGAAGGACAGTCATGATCGTTTCCTTGTGAGGTTTGAAAGACAGGCCCGAAGGCCCGTCAGTCATCAGGCCAGGTAGATCCTGTTGCCCAATTCCGGGTAGGTCGCAGCCCAGCCGAACAGCACGTCAAGCCGGAAAATGCTGTTGTCGTTCACCCCGTCATAGAACTGGATGACGCGCACAGACAGCCCGTTTTCGGTCTCGGTGGCCGAGTCCAGAACGCCGTTTTTCGGCGGCTTCCACAGCGGGACGCACGCCAGGGTGTAGGCGTCCTTGTGGTAGACCAAGTTCTGCTGATAGGCAGTCGAGGCCGCACCAACGATGGTGAAGTTGGCAGCAGTGGTGGTGTTGGTGACGTTCTGGAACGCGCCCGAGGCAGTCAGCGCCGGGCTGATCGGCAGCGCGGTGGCACCAGCGATCAAGTCGGAAGTGATGACAAACTGCGCCAGCACGCCGGTCGATTGCCGCGATTGCGGGTTGACCGAGAACACGCCGGGGAACTGAACCACAGTGCCACGAGGGATCGTGCCGCCCAAAGCCGTGCAGGCAATCGACGCGCCCGACAAGCCCGCAGCCACCGCCGTACCGGTCACCACTTGCGTGCCGTTGGTGTGCGTGGCGATGTTTTGATCCATGCCGAAGTTCATGCCCAGCGAATCCACCACCAGGCCCGAGCCGTACTGCGCACTGACCTTCTGCTGGCTGTTGAACAGGCCCGAAAGACCAGACACCAGCGCCGCATTCAAAGCCGGGCCGGCGATCATCTGGCGCATCTTGTCGCGGGGCGCGGCGTTCTCGTCCAGCTTGCGGTTGGCGTCGGTGAAGATTTGCACCGCCGCCAAAGCCGTTGCAGGAGTGGCGCCGGCCACGTTGGTGACGTTGGCCGTGTTCAGGTAGGCCATCTGCAGGCCCTGGCGGTCGATCTCGTTGGCCACCGTTGCCACAGCGGCTTGGAGCTTCTGCTCCATTTGTTGCAACGACAGGGTGCGCTCGACAGACAGGAACGACAGGTCCACACCGCCCTGCGATAGGGTCAGCGGCACAGTCGTTTCGACCGTGCTTTGCGGCACAGCCACCCGACCAGCGCGGTAGGTGTAGCGCGGCGGGCGCTTGATGTTGATGGTGGTGCCGGGAGAGTAGCCACGGGACTGATTGCCCGAGAACTCGTCTTCCCAGTCGCGGTTCACGCCGGCAGTGAAGCTCAGCATGTTTTGCAGGATCGCCAGCGACTCTTTCGCCAGGATGCTGCACGTTGCAAGGGTATTGGCCATGATTTCCTCTGAGAAACGGGGGGTTTAGCGGGACCAGCTCGCGCCTTGGCTCTTGCGAAACGCTTTGTACTCGGCCATGGTCATATTGGACGGGTTGGCGTTTCCGCTTGATGCCGCGCCGATGGGCTTGGCTGGGGCTGGCGCCCCGCTGACTTGTTTTGGCGCTGGCTTGGCGCTCATCTGAGCTTCGATCTGCCCGATGCGCCGCCCAAGCCGGGCCGGTGAGAGGTCTTGCAATTCGGCTGCCAGGTCCGGGTTTTTGCCCAGGTGGTGCAACAGTGCTGCCGGGTCGTCCGCATCCAGGATCGCGTCACCGATTGCCGTGGGCCTGCCTTTGGTGTCGAACAGCGCCCCGGCTTCATCCACCACGGCAGACAGCGCCGTCTTGAACTCAGCCCCGAAACGCTTTTCGCCGTCTTTGGCGATGCCGTTGGCCTTCTCGGTGACCCGCTCCACGGTCGCAATCTCGCGGGCGAGTGCGTGCGGATCGACGGGTTCTGCCTGCTGCTCAGGCTTGCCGCTCACTTGAGCCTCCAACGCGGCCAGGCGCTGCGCGAGATGCTCTTTCTCAGCACGCTCGCGATAGACATCGGCCGTTCGCTTGTCAATCCGCCGTTGCATCGCCCTTTGAGCCTTTTCAGCGTCCGACCTTTCGGTCTCAGCTTTCTGCTCGGGGGTCTGCTCTTCGGTGACTTCCGGCGTGACGACTGCCGGCGCGGTTTGCGTCTGTTCAGGAGCGTTTAGCGTCTGCTCAGGGGCGACGGTTTCTTCAATGGTCATGGTCATCCGGCTTCCCCGGAAGTGGGTTGTGAACCTTGGGAGTAAGCACTCACTTCACCAGACGAATCTGATAAGTCAGCGCTCACTTCGCTAGTCAAATCGGCAGGCGGCTGGATTTGCTTTGCCAGCAGTTGCACCATCCCCGCAAGCTCTGCAATGTCGTGGCGCACATCGTTCGTGGTGTCCGCGACATAACGTTTTGTTTCATCAGCAGCGGCGGCGATGCGCTCGCGGCTTTGAACCTCAAGCTGCTTTACCGCCATGCCAGACTGCGCATCTTGCAGCGCCTGCTGTAGCTGCTGGATTTCCTGCGCGGCCTGCTGCAATGCCTGCTGAACCTGCGGCGGCAGTTGCTGCTGCTGCTCGTTGGGGTCTTTGTCTTGAAGCTCAGGCGGCAGGGTCTTGGCAACCCGGTCAGCGATCTCGTCGGCGTCTGGCCAGTCCATTGCCCGAATCATCTTGTCGCCAGCGATGCGCCAGATATCGGGGAACGACTGCCCAACTTGCATCATTGCGTCCACCGCTTCCGCACGCTTGGTGGTGTAGCTCGGGCCAACGCCGATGGTCACGTCATAGCGGCCCGTCGTCAGGTCGTTCAGTACCGACTTGATTGCTCCGGCCTCGTTGGCCTTCTGCTCATGGTTCGGTTCGTTGACTTTCACCATGTCCATCTTTTCGTCGGCGCCCAAAACCCTGACAACGCGCTCGGTGTCGTACACCCGTGGGATCATCCACAGGATGCACCGGCCCGCGTGCCTGATGGTCCGCGCCAGGTTGTCCGAAAAGTGAAAGTTCGCAGTGTCGCCTTCCTTCTGCCGCGCAACGATTGCGCGGCCCGATGTTTCATTGCCCTGCGCCCCCAGGCCAGCGTCGAAAATGCCGGTTGTGGCTTTGATGTTGTCGCTGGCATGCATTGCCATCGCAAGCACGCCAGACGGCACATCGGCCATTTGCTGGCGCTGCGGGCTTGGCGCCATAACACCATCGACGGTGATGGGGTCGTATTCAAGGAACGGGAAGGATCGAGTATTGGCCTGCTTCCAGTCCTTCTTGCTGGTGTCGAACTGCCCCACCGCGCCGATGAACGGGGCTTTCGGGCGCAGGCTGACCTCTTCCGTTGCTGAGGTCATCCAGAAGTTGTACATGCGCTGTGGATCTCGGGCAAAGCGCACCATGCCGTTGCGCCGAATCTTGCCGTCCACGATCTGTTCATCGCCGTAGACCGGAAACACCGGTATCCACTTGCACGGTATGTCAGTGGTTTCCAGCACATCCGCGCCGGTGATCTTGTACCAACATACTTTGCGCTTGAAACTGTCACGGGTCTTGGGCTTGCCATCCGGGCCGACCAGGACGATATCGCCCTCTTGCATGTCGGTCTCATAGATGTCGCGGCCATCCTCAAGCCTGACCAGCTTTGCCGGCTCGTTGACCACCTTGTAATACTCGGCCACACGCACCGAATCATCCGACATCCAGACTACAGAAGCATCCCCCGCGCCGACAGTCAGCGACTCAGCGCTGATTGCTTGAGCATTGGGGTATTGCGTCTTGAATTCGGCCTTGCTCACCAGTTCGGTGATAAAGCAGTAGGTCATGTCTGACCCGTCAGGCTCTTGGCTGAATGGGTCGATGTAGACGCTGAACGGGTTCTGCACCCGCCGAAACTTGATCTCTTGATCGAAGCTGTCTTCTTCGACGTAATCCGTCACCAGCCGAAAGTAACCCGCCCCGCCGATGGTCGCATGGCCAACAGAGGTATCGTAAGCAACATCGGCATTCGAGTTGTATTCGATGTACCGAATCATCCCTTGCTCGACCTCGGCCACCTCAACGTCCGCGCCATCATCGACCGGATGCACCTTGATGCTGGGCCTGTTCATGCGCTGATCGTTCAGCACCTGATGCACGAAAGCAGGCAGCTTGTTGATCGTCAGGCAGGGCCTGGCTTCGACCTGGCGCAGTTGACGCATATCAGCCGGCCATTGCTCGCCAGCGATGAAACGGAAGTCTTCTGCGGCCTCACGGCGGTCGTCAGCGGAATGCTTGATGCACGCCGCTAGACGATCCCGCGCTTCCTTCAGAAGGTCTTCATCGCTCATTGAACCACCCTTGGACTTCGCGCCATCACACAAGGCGCCGCCTGAATCTCGACAAAGCCAAGCCGGCCATACCATGCCGATAATACATCAGAAGTGAGTGCACACTCACCATACGGCTTGACCACAACAACCAGCGTCAGCCGTGCCGCGTCCGCATCTCGCATGGCCTCGCGCATCAGGGCCGTCGCGTGGCCGTCCTTGCGATGCTCAGGCATGCACTCAAGCGCCGATATCTCGCGCACTGCGCCGCGCAGAGGGGCTGGCACCATTTGGCTGTAGCTCACCTTGAGCGATGCCGGGCCGTTTGTGCGTGTACCTGTTTTCATCTCATCCCATCCATGCGCCACCGGCAGAGCCGCTGAAATAGTCTTCCTCGGCATCGGCGTTTTCCTCGGCTTTCTTTGCGCCCTTGATGAGCCCCGGGAACAACTCAGCAAGCGCCCAAATCAGCGCATCCGCCCGGTTTGGAGAGCCCTGCCCGGTATATCCGATAGTGCTGAACGCTGCTAGCTCATCCTCTAGCTCGGGGTAGTTGCCAACGTGGCGAATCTTCCCCTGCTCATACAGCGCACTGAATGGCTCCGCCCGCACATGCTTCCCTCGGGATGCTGTCACCTTCTTGAAAGGCGTCCGAGGCCGGGCCACGTTGATGGTCTGTTGCACCATTGCCCCGCCGTAGTTTGTCTCGCCGACGATGGTATTGGCCAGGTGCCGATCAAAGGCGCTAGTCGCCACCTTGCCCCATGTGGCAGGGCCGGCCTTTACCGTGCAATCCTCAAGCAAGTAGGCGTTGCCGTCAGTCCCTAATCCAACCACAGCAATGCCGATGGCGTCGTTGTCCGCGTTGTCCGAGTCGTCAGCGCCGGATGGGTCAACCGCCACCACTACGCGCACCATGTCAGGCACCGCGCCATCCAGCACGCGCCATGTGTCGAAGTTCTCATCGCTGAACAAAGCATTTGGCGTTGCGTCTGCGAACTCCCCATCAGCGAACCGCTTCTTCATCCGCGCCGACATTCCTGCCAGGGTGTCCAGATAGCTCCCGGTCAGGTTTTCGCTGTTGTCCTTTGGGTTGATCTTGAACCATGCGTAATCAGCAGGGTTGACCAGCGATGCCCGCGTCTCTGGGTCTTGCTTGTCGTGGAATACCTTGTACGTCCAATGCGACTTGGGCGGCGGGTTGCAGTCGTAGTACATGCGCGGCTTGAGCTGCGTCGGCTCGCGCCCCTCTATCACCTGGTCCACTTTCTGCGCTAGCCGCGTCAGCGCCACATTGCGGCTGTTCCACGGTATCTGCGACGACTCATTCAGGTAGATCGTCACAAACTCCATGCCCAGAATCTTCTCGGTGCGCTCTTTGTCATCCAGCCCGCCGAACCAGATTTGTGACCCGTTGTCAAACTCAGCGAACCAGTCTGTCTTGCTCAGCGTGTAGGTCACGCCCGGGAATGCGGCCTCCATCACCTTTGGGAAGGTATCCAGCACAACCGATGACTTGACCGCGTTGAACCGAAACCGCAGCACGGTATGCCGTGACTTTGGCGCCTTGAGCGCCCGCATCACCACGTTGCGCACCAGCAAGAATGTTTTGCCGCTACGGCTCCCGCCGTACAGCATCACATGGGTAGCGTCACCAGCTAGGACGCGCTGGGCTTCCTGCTGTTTTGCCGTGAGCTTCAAAGCGCCTCGTCGTGCGAGTCAGCAAACACCCGGACAGAGCCCGAGTGATCTATCTCTGTCTTTTCGCGCCAAGCATCAGCACGGCGGTTTTTCAGCCAGAAGATTGCCGCCGTGGTGTCTGGCGGGTAGAACTTGCGGATTTCAGTCTGGACAATCTCGCCATTGAGCACGCGGATATCGACCTCATCGCGCTCGTAGCCGATGGCCTTTTCATACAGGCTGCGCTCAACCCGATCATCAGCCGAATCCTTCGCAGCCTTTAAGGCGTGACGAAATTCAGGCTGGGTATTCTTCCACCGGTACAGCGACCGAACGCTGACCCCGAAGTAATCAGCCAGTTCTTGATCAGTTGCGCCGGCTTCGCACTGCGCGATGGCTTCTTGCGCGAACTCGGGCTTGTAATCGCTGGGTCTGCCTGCTGGCATGGTGGGCGCCTTTCGACTGTCATGGCACTGCCTGCCAAGTGGTGCCCGCACTATGCGGATGCCCTATTTTGCCACAGCAACACTACCCGTAGTGGTTCGCCCGGTCTAACCCGGGCGTTTTGCCGTCCATCACACTACCGGTAGTGCCCAACTTGCGCCCAAACACCAGCATAGCCGCATCACGGGCGTGATTGTTTGTCCTTGCAGTCCAGCCCGTCAGCCTGGCAAACGCTGCCGCGTCCACCTTTGCGCCCTTCGCCTGCGGGCTGATGGCCTTGTACGGGCACCCAAGCATCCCCAGCCACTCTGCCCATATCTGGCAGTCCCGTTTGATGCTGCCAGCGCCTTGCAGGGCTTCGCGGCCCTTGTCGCCGTACCAAGTGCGCAGCCTGGCATCCTCAAACGTCACGCTGTGCAGCCTCTTGGCCTGGTGCAGCGCCTGAACATACATCATGGCCTCGCAAATGCTCATGCTTGTGACCGATTGCAGCGCCTGGCCGTCCCATGCGGCTACCCCGGTGGTGACGCCGGGGTCTATGCCGATCATCAGCATGCTGTGTTTTCCATTGTCGGACTTTGCAAAGTTAGCGTATCGCCTAGTTGGGCGTCTTGCGGCGTGCAAGCTCAGCAGCGCACATCGTGATGGCGCGGCGCGTGGCCGCCAGTGCGTCGGTGCCGTAGGGCTCGATCACTTCCACGCCATCGCCTTCCTGCGCATCGTGGTCCCATACCGGCTTGCGCACGATCACCGAATGCTTGGGTTCGTCGTACATCGGGTACGCGGTCACCTGCAGCCCGATGCGCACCGCCAGCACCAAGGCGTCCTCG